GTGAAAAAAATCAAAAAACCGCGTCTTACCGGCTGGATTGTGACATCCGCTTTTCTCTTTGCTGTTATCGGGCTGATTTCACCGCAACAGCTTCCCGTCACCGTTTATAAGCTCTCGCTTATTTCACTTGCTGCGGTATTAGGCTATTGGCTGGATCGCTCGCTGTTTCCTAAAGCGCGTCCCGGTCTGTTCCTCGAACAAGGCGATGAACCTGTACCGCGGGGACGTTTCCCGGTTCGTGACGGCCACCACACCGTATTTGCCGCCGCGATGTTACGGCGTGCGCTGATTGTGTCAGCCGTTTGCATCGGCGTAGCGATGGGGCTGTGATATGCGACACCTTCTCATCACGCTGTTTCTTAGCCCGATGCTTTTTAGCGCGATGGTCTGCGCCGACACGATCCCTCGTGCTGCGCAGGCGTATCGCAGTGATGTGATCCGCAGCGCACGATTGGATTGGGGCATGAATGCCCCGATTGCTGACTTTGCGGCGCAGTTGCATCAGGAAAGCGGTTGGAATCCTCGGGCCGTTTCACCCGTCGGTGCACAGGGGCTGGCGCAGTTTATGCCGACCACCGCCGACTGGTTTAGCGGTATCGTTCCTGAACTTCGCGCTAATCAACCGTTTAATCCTGCCTGGGCTATTCGTGCTCTGACGGGCTACGATCGCTGGCTGTGGACGCGAATCAGTGCCAGCAACGACTGCGAACGTATGGCAATGACCTTATCGTCCTACAACGGCGGGCTTGGCTGGTTACAGCGTGATAAGCAACGCGCGAAGATCGCTGAGAAGGACATACTCCGCTGGTTCGATCATGTGGAAACCGTCAATGCCGGACGCAGTGCCGCCAACTGGCGTGAAAACCGCCATTACCCCGATCGTATTTTGCATCAGTTGGCGCCACGGTATTTGAGCTGGGGGAGGGCGAGCTGTGTGGAATAGTCTGTTTATCAATAGTCTGAAATCCTTTCTTTCGCCACGTATGGTCGCCGTCCTGCTTGCCGTTGTGTTGCTACTCGCGGTCTATCTGACCGGTCGTAATCAGGGTTATCAACTGGCGCAGGCACTGGGGGATGCCGCGCTGGCGAAACAGCAGGCGGCATTCAATTTGCTACAGCAGCAGCAGGCCGAAACCCAGAACCAGCTATTACGCGCGGCGGCGGAGCAATACCAGCAACAGGTAGAGCGTGGAAATCAACTCGAACAGCGCTATGTCGCAGCGCGTCAAAAACTGGCGGCGGATAACGCCGCTCTACAACGGAAAATTGACCATGTTACTCAGCAATACATTGACGAAAAAGGCAAAGTTCAGCCTGTGCAGTGCGTGTTTACTCGTGGCTTCGTGCAGCACTACAACGCCGCTTTCGGTCTGTCCGCCAACAGTGCTTCAGACATTACCGCCGCTGCCCGCCGCACTGGCGCAGCGTCCGGTGCCAGCGCAATCGCTGACGCCGAATTACAACGTTCAGGTGTCTCCCAGCGCGATATTCTCGCCAACATCAGCGACAACGGAGAGCGCTATCAAGCGCTGAGTGCGCAGGTTAACGCGCTGCTGGATTACATCGAAACGTTACAACAGGCAGGGGAGGTAACACGTGAAGATTGAAGTGGAATTCTGGTCGTTGGTCGGCCTGTTGTTGTCGTTTATGAGCTTCCTGTTTGCCGCCGGGCGGATTTTGCTCACGCAAATTGAAAAGCGGCTGAACGAGCGTTTCGCAGCCCTGGAGAATGCTCGCCAGAAGAGCGAGCAGGGATGGACGCGGCTGGAGCGTGAATTTCTGGAATTCCGCGCCGATTTACCGCTGGTTTATGTACGACGTGAGGATTACATCCGTGGTCAGACGGTTATCGAAGCCAAACTGGATGCGCTTTATAACAAGCTGGAATTGGTGCAGCAGCGCTATTCGGGAGGCAATCATGGCTGATACGCAGCGTATCCGACAGGAATCGATGCGTTGGCACTTGCTCATCGCATTAAATAAAACGCGGCCTTACACCGCGAATGAAATGTTCCTGCTAGCACTGATGCAGCGGCTGTATGCCGATGCTTCAGAGTCGGAGCTGCGTCATGCACTGGATTATCTGGCCGATCGCAAGATGGCCGTATTGACCAAAGAGGTAGGCGGCGTCTGGTTGGCGAATCTTACCCGCCTTGGTATAGATGTCGTGGAATATGCGGTTGATTGTATGGTTGGCATCGCCCGGCCGGAAAAATATTGGGATCGGTAATCCCATTGCATTGGTTTCTTTTCTGTCTTTGCACGTTATCGATATTGTCATATTTCTTTACGCCAGCACGGTTGTGTTGGCGTTTTTTTTATCGAAATAATTTTTTATTTTTCAGTCTATTAGGTGTGTTTTATCAAATAAATCACTTCGCTGTTTTTTCTAAAACAGATTAAAAGCCGCAGCCAACCCTTATCCGGATACTAGCGCCATCAACACGATGCGCCACCAAAACAGTGTGCCATCAACACAGTGGATGAACGGATATGAATACCAGACCAATTATCGATGCGGTGATAGCCCGCCTCCAACAGCACTTACCGGCACGGCGGATTGCGTCCTGTCCAGAAAACATTCTGATCGGGTCAGACCTTCTGACTGTTGGCGATGTGCTGGTGGGGTATCGCGGTTCCGAATTTTCCGCACCGGAAGATGTGGATTCTCCGGTTCAGACGCAGCGACCACAGCTGATGGTTGCCGTGCTGTTACCGGAGCTGGATGGCGAAGACGGCGTACTGGCCACACTCGATACCGTCCGTCAGGCGCTGGGAGGATACCGACTGCCTGACTGTCATCGCGGTATTCGGCTAGTACGTGACCGTTACGTTGGTCACACCGAAGGACGCTGGCATTACGCCATCGATTGCACCACAGAAACCCTTTTTATCGAAGACCGCGAGCAGACGGATGGTCCGCTGCTTACCACGGTTAATTATGAGGAGAAAGACGCATGAAATACCGCTACACCGGCCCCGCCAGCGGCGTCACGCTGGCAGATGGTCAGGAAATTCTGCTTTGGCCCGCTCAGGTGACTGAACTGCCGGCAGATCATGAGTACGTGAAAACGCTGGTCGCGCTGGGCTATTTGCTGCCTGTCGCGGATCAGATTCTGGCTGATAGCGCAACGGAGGTGACCCTTGGCCGCTAATTATTTACATGGTGTAGAAACAATTGAAGTTGAAACCGGTGCTCGTCCGGTGAAAACCGTCAAATCTGCGGTGATTGGGCTGATTGGTACGGCGCCGCAGGGTGCGGTAAATGACATTACGCTGTGCCTGTCCGAAAAAGACGCAGCACAGTTTGGTAGCCAGTTCGGCGGCTATACCATCCCGCAGGCGCTGGATGCGATTTACGATCATGGTGCGGGTACGGTTCTGGTCATTAACGTGCTGGATCCGGCGAAACACAAATCGTCTGTGAGCGCAGAAAAAGTCACCTTTGACAAAGCGACCGGTACGGCACAACTGGCGAACCGCGTGATTGCCAAGCTGGTGCTGACGGCGGCAGAAGGCGGTCAGCCGTTTATCGAAGGTCAGGACTATACGCTGGATGCGCAAACCGGCGTCCTGAAAAATCTGGGTAAAAATATTGATGTTGCTGCCGTAGTTAGCGCGTCTTATGACTTTGCTGATGTCACGAAAGTGACTGCCGCCGACATCATCGGCAGCATCAACGCCGCGGGCAAACGCACCGGTATGAAGCTGCTGAACGATACCTACAACCTGTACGGCTTCTTTGCCAAGATTCTGATTTCACCGGTGTTCTGTACGCAAAATAGCGTAACGACCGAGTTGATCTCGCTGGCCGACAAACTGGGCGCGATTGCTTATATCGATGCGCCAGTCGGTACCACGTTTGTGCAGGCACTGAGCGGCCGTGGCCCGGAAGGCACGATCAACTTCAACACCAGCTCTGAACGCGCTCGCCTGTGCTATCCGCACGTAAAAGTGTACGACGCGGAAACCAACAGCGAACGTCTGGAGCCGCTGTCGGCGCGTGCCGCGGGTCTGCGTGCCAAAGTCGATCTGGAGAAAGGCTTCTGGTGGTCGTCATCCAATCAGGAAATCAAAGGGATCACCGGCGTAGAGCGCCAGCTGTCCGCGATGATCGACGATCCGCAGAGTGAAGTGAACCTGCTGAACGAGCAGGGCATCAGCACCATTTTCAACAGCTATGGTTCCGGCCTGCGCCTGTGGGGCAATCGCACCGCTGCCTGGCCAACCGTGACGCACATGAAGAACTTCGAAAACGTGCGTCGTACTGGCGATGTGATTAACGAATCCATTCGCTATTTCAGCCAGCAGTACATCGACATGCCGATCAATCAGGCGCTGATCGACGCGTTGGTGGAATCTGTCAACGCCTACGGCCGCAAGCTGATCGGTGACGGCGCACTGCTGGGCTTCAAGTGCTGGTTCGATGCTGCGCGTAACGAGCAAACCGAACTGGCGGCAGGACACCTGTTGCTTAACTACAAATTCACTCCGCCGCCGCCGCTTGAGCGTCTGACCTTTGAGACGGAGATCACCTCGGAATACCTGGTAACGCTGGAGGGCACTAACTGATGGCCGGAAAAATTGAAGTAAACCGTATTACTAACGCCAACATCTATATCAACGGCACCAACCTGCTGGGGCGTGCGCAGGAAATCAAACTGCCGGATGTCTCCATGATTATGCAGGAGCACAAGGCGTTGGGCATGGTCGGCAAGATCGAACTGCCTGCGGGCTTCGATAAGCTGGAAGGTGAGATCAAATGGAACTCCTTCTACCGCGAAGCGATGCTGGCGGCGGCGAATCCGTACCAATCGTTGGCGCTGCAGTGTCGCTCCAGCGTGGAACGCTACGGCTCTCAAGGTCGTATCGAAGAAGTGCCGCTGGTGACGTACATGACCATCATGTTCAAAAAGAATCCGTTGGGCACGTTCAAGCAGCACGAAAACCCGGATTTCAGCAGCGCGTTCAACTGCACCTACATCAAGCAGGTGATGAATGGTGAAGACCTGCTGGAGCTGGATTATATGTCCAACATCTTCATGGTGGGCGGCGTGGATCAACTGAACAGCTACCGCGCCAATATCGGCGGTTAATCTATCTTCCAAGCCCGCCAGTGGGGCGGGCGTTTATATCAATCAATGAGGTGACTATGTCAGCAAAAGTATTTGATATTATTGACTTGGAAAATAATATTCATTTTCAATGCCGCGAAGATGTCTACATTTTGGATGCTGCGGAAGAAGCAGGTTTTGATTTACCGTATTCCAGCCGTGCTGGCGCGGATCCTTCATCGGTAGCACGTTTGATTTCTGGTCAAGTCGATCAAAGCGATGGTTCCTATTTAGATGACAACCAGAAAGCGGCCGGCTTCTTTCTGACGGATACCTCTTACCCGCTAAGCAATTGTGTTGTTCGCTTCTATGCAGAAGATGAGCTGCATCATTAATTATCAATGTTCGCGTTATCGTAATGAGAGGGGCTTCGGCCCCTTTCTTATGCCTGTCATTTTCTTTTCCTAATTCGCTTTAAAATCGTTATTCCTCGCCGCACGCGATACTGCTCCCGACATTTACTAAGGAGCCGTTATGCACACTGAAACCTATTCTCTGCAATTCCCTTACACCACCTCCGCCGGTCAACGCGTGGAATCCATTTCGCTCAAGCGTCTGAAAGTCAAAGACATCAAAGCGGTGAAAAAAATCAGCGATGACCCAAGCAACTGGGATGACGCGCTGCTGTCGCGCATGACCGGTCTGGTGCCGGAAGACATCGATGAGATGGACGCGCAGGACTACATGGCGCTGCAAAAACGATTTCAGCAGCTACTTGGGTTGGATAACGCAGCCGGCGCTGCTGTGGAAAGCACAGGCCCTGCTGGCGAGGTGGTTTCGCTTTCAGCCGAGTGAGATTGATGCGCTGGAGCTGGACGACTTTGAACGCTGGCTGGATGAAGCCAGCGAACAGATAAAACGTGAGAACGGTGAGGAAGACTGATTACTGACAGGATTAATGAGTCCACCATCCACCCTAACCCGGCCAGCGATAAGGACGCTGGTCGTTTTCTCCCTCACCACCTGTCTTCTTCTCCCGCTTATCACCCGTCCTTTTCCTCGTTTTATCCCCTGTTTGTGATGGGGAAACCAAACTGGAGCGGCGCAAGCCGCCGTCTCCGATCCGCCCCACAAGGGGCTTTTCTGAATGAGAGTGAACCGTGGATATGCTTTTAAACGGTGTCATGCTGGGCAGGGCGTTTGGTGCCACGCTGGATGACACAAAAAAATCGCTGCAGTCACTTAGCGATAGCCTCAAACAAGCGCAGGAGCGGCAGCGGCAGTTTAATCAGTCGCTGGAGCGCTTTGGCGCTATTAGCACGCAAACTGTGTCTCAGTTAAACCAGTCGCTGGAGCGTTTCGGTGCTGTTTGCACACAAACCGTATCCCAATTAAATCAGTCGCGGCTTGAACTGGAAATCAATCAGGAGCGGCTGGCGAGCAGTCAGTCACGTCAGGAAACGCTACGTGAGAGTCATGCCGAGCGCACCGAAAGCTTCCAGGAAATAAAGGAGACATTTGGTTCAGTGATGGCACCTATTGTGGCGTCGGTCACACGCTATGCGTCATTTGAGGCGCAATTGCGTGATATCAGCGTTGCACATGGGATGTCGAGTGAGCAAGAAAAAGAGATGGGGCAGCGCCTGCGTCAATATTCTCAACAGGTGAACCAAACGCCGGATGCGTTGCTCAGCAGTGCCGGACAACTGCTTGATAACAGGATGTCGCAGCAGCAGGCAACGGATGTTGCGGCAGTGTTGGGGAAAACCTCAACGGCATCCGGCGCGGCGTTGTCCGATCTTACCGCGCTCGCGACCACGCTTGATGACGTGTTTAACCTGAAAGGCGCGAAGGCACTGGAAGAATCCTTCTCCCGCATGCTGGCGGGCACCAAGCAGGGTTTCTCTATGGCATCGATGACGCAATACGCGACCGAGCTGGCCCCAGGGTTTACGGCGATGGGGGCGACGGGCAACCAGGCGCTGAGTCAATTGGTTTCCAGTTTGAGCGCGACAAAAGGTGCGGATACAGAAGCGAACACGGCTGCTCGGCTGGGGAGCTTTATGAATGCCATGGGGCGAACGGACATTGCCGACAGCTACTACAACGCGGGCATGGATTATAACGCATCACTGAAAAGCTACATGAAAGGTGGATATTCACAGTACGACGCTTCGGTTCTGGTTGGTACTGAGCTTATCGACAGTAAGGGTAGCCAATTCAGGAAACAGTGGGAGATGGCCAGCAATACGGGAAATGTGGGGGCGCAGCAAAATTTAATGCAGCGTTATGGATTGCAGGAGGTATTCCGTACGCCAGAAGCCGTCAATCATGCGCTGTCGATGAAACAAAACTGGGCGAGCTATCAATCTAACCAGCAGGTGATGAACAGCCCCGCCGCAACCCAAACGTTGAATATCGATTTTGCCCAAAAAAATGACACATTGACCGGACGCTGGCAGAAAATGACAACGTCATTACTGAATATTGCGCTCAACGTGGGTGAAGCGTTGGTGCCAGTATTGGTTTCCCTGAGTGATGCGTTGATCCCCATTTTGGAGCAGTTGGTGACCTGGACAGCCGAGAACCCTGAACTGGTTCGTGGAATTGTGGTGACCATTGCGGGTCTCTTTATGTTCGGGAAAGCGGTGAGTGGCGTGAAGCAGGGGGTTAGCACGCTGTTATCTTCGTTTCAGGCATTCAAAGACGGCATTTTACAGATCAAGACGGGCTGGCAACTATTTTCCGCAGGGCTAAGAACAACGGGATTTTTGCAGGGGCTTGGCGCAGCATTGAACTGGCTGGTTGGCGGTGCTGGAACATTAGGGCGCATGCTCGGCGGCGTGTTACGTAGCGGCTTGATGATGGCAGTCCGAGCTGTTTTGTCTCTGGGGAGTATGCTGCTGACGACGCCAGTGGGTTGGGCGATTATTGCATTAAGTGTTATTGGGATCCTGGTCTACCGCTATCGGGAAAAAATTGGCGCTTTCTTGAAAAATCTGTGGGCGGATCTCAAAGCGTTTTGGGCCGATCTCAAAGATGGAACGTCTGGAGGCGTGGCGGGTGTTCTCGCTGTACTGGTTGATTGGTCGCCATTTGGTACGTGGTATTCAACCTGGGCTAAAGATGTTAATGAGTTAGGAAATAAGTTACCTGAACGTTTAAGTGAGATGGGGCGACTATGCATTGATGCGTTTGTGAACGCATTGTCGAGTGAATTTCCGAAAGTCTCTGGCACTTTTAACAAAATGGTGGAGTTTATTCCCGATGGCGTTAAAGACTTTTTGGGTATGGGTTCGAAAACCGTGTCTATCGAAGCTAGCGGTCAATCTGTGGCTGCCAGTGCTGTAGCCCCGCCAGTTCTAAAACCTACGCCGATATCTGCATTGTCGCTACATGAACCTATTGCTGAAAAGGGCTCTGCGCCAACGCCGCAACAACGTGTCGCAATGACCTCCCCAGCCGGAGGAGCGAAAGGCAAGCTCGTTAGTGCGGCTTCTTCCGAGCGTGTTCAGGTTGCCTTCTCACCCACCATTTATCTCAACGGCCAGAAGGCAGCGCCAACGCCTGAAATGACGAAGACGCTGACGCTTAGCATGAATGAACTGGAAAATATGTTGAACAAGCTGCTCACCCAGCGTGAGCGCAGGGGGTACGCCTGATGTTTGCAGTATTAGGAAATATTGAATTTAAAGTGACCGCCTACTGGGACGGCTTTAATTCGTCATTCGGTGCAGATTATGCCGAGCATGGCCGCATTGAAGGTAAACCCGGCCTGCAGTTCATCGGCGCGAAGCTAGACGAGATTACTATTAGTCTCGTGTTTCACAAGCAGTACTGCACGCCGGATGCGGAGCTGAAGCGGTTGACTGAGGCGATGCGGGCGCATCAGGCAATGGCGTTAGTCTTCGGTAATGGGGATTATCGCGGCTGGTTTGTGATTACGGCACTGACCTCGACCAGCCAGCATACCGACGCGAAGGGTAACGTATTGGCCATGAATGCCGCGCTAACGCTGCGAGAATACATTGGCGATCCGAAAAATCCGCTCAAGCCTCCTGCGATAGAGACGCCTGTTCCTAATGTTAGCGCCATCACCAAGGCGGTCCAGAAAGTGAGCAATTTTTCAGCTTCACTACGTACGGCTGTCACGTATGCCAAGAAGGCACATTCAGCCGTTAAGGCGGTGAGAACCACCATTCAGATTGTAAAACGGATGAAGAACAATCCCGAAACCGCGCTGTTGCAAATTCCCGGGCTGCTAACGCAAGTCGGGAATGTATTGACGCCGTTAAGCCAGGTGGAGCCGGCGTTTAAAAAAGCGGCAGAGATCATATCTGATACGGCGGTTCAGGCAGAGAAGATGATGCCTGAAATTACAGCGGTTAATAAAGCGGCGAATGAAATGCTGACGCAGGTCAAGCAAGTTGCCACCTTGTTGCAGGACGTCGACAGCAAAAATGTTATCGAGAAGCTGGAAGCCATCAGTAAACATGTTGAGGCCGCGAGCGACACATTTAAAGGCGCTGAACCTGCGCTGAGCAAACTGACGGCGGAAATCGTGAAGAGGGTTGAAGCATATGCACCTTGAACATATCACTACACAGGGCGAACGCTGGGATACCTTGTCCTACCTGTATTACGGCGATCCGCTTGGCTATCCGCGGATCATTGCGGCTAACCCGCATATCCCCATCGTGCCGCTATTGCCATCGGGTGTGGTGGTGCTGATTCCGATTATTGAACAGGCAGAGGCCAGTAAAGCGGAGGACACCCCACCATGGCTGCGTTAACGGAAGAATTCAATCTGATCTCTCCCGCCGTGTCGGAAGTACTGCAACCGGCGTTCACCCTGTGGTATCAGCAAAAAGACATCACCAATGATATCGCACCGTATGTCACCAGCGTGACGTATAGCGATAGCATCAAGAATGAATCGGATTCGATCGAGGTCAGGCTCGATGATACCGATGGCCGCTGGATGGATAAGTGGTATCCCGGTACGGGCGATACATTATCGCTCAAGCTAGGCTATCTCGGTGAAATGCTGTTTGACTGCGGTATTTTCTCGATTGATGAAATTGAGGTTAGCGCACCGCCTAGCGAAGTCATGATTCGAGGTGTCGCGACATCGGTCAATCGTGCGTTACGAACCAAATCAAACCGCGGTTTTGAGGATACGACGTTAGCCGCCATTGCGACGCGTATCGCGAAAAAGCATCAGTTGATGCTCGTGGGGATGATTCAGATCATCAAGATCGATCGCGTTACGCAATATGCGGAAACCGATGTCGCTTTTCTAAAGCGGCTCGCCAGTGAATATGGCTATGTCGTGAAAGTGGTCAGCGACCAGCTGATTTTTTCCCATCTGGCAACGTTGCGTAATCAGGCGTCTGTTCGACAAATTAAGCCAACGGACGTCGCGCGTTTTTCACTGAGCGACACGATCAGCCACGTCTATAAAAACGCCAAGACGAAATATCAGAAAGGGAGTGAAAAGAAACTGATGGTTTATGAAGCCAACGGTGGCGCGAACAACGAAATGAAGTCTGCCGGTGCTGAGACCAGTGCGGATACGTTGAAAGTTAACGTGCGCGCGGCGGATGCTTCTGGAGCGAAGATGAAAACGGATGCTGCATTGGATGCGCACAACGAAAAGCAACAAAAGGGGTCGATGACATTGATGGGCAGCCCGCAGTTGGCGGCGGGGAATAAAGTTGAACTGGTGTCGTTCGGCCAACTTTCTGGCCATTGGTTGATCGAATCGGCTCGCCATGTTCTGGAACGTGGCAGTGGTTACACCACGGATATTGGGCTGATTCGCGGGCCGATTACGGCGGGCAAGAGAAAGTCGGATAGCGGAAAAACGCTGGTGACTTACCACCCGGATGGCAGCCAGACAACACGGACAGTCAAGAGTAAAAAGGAGGTGTTGCCATGAGTTTATCTCGTCGAATTGGCACGATAAGCGCGGTGGATGAGGCTCGCGTCATGGTGCGTGTTCGTTTACCTGAGTGTGACAATCTACGTACGGCTTGGCTGCCGGTATTACAGCGTAATACGCAGAATAATAAGGATTATTGGTTGCCGGATATTGGCGAACAGGTCGAAGTTCTGCTGGACGGCAACGGCGAGGATGGCCTGGTGTTGGGGGCAATTTACTCCGCTGCTGATGTACCAACGCTGGCAGATAAGGACAAAAGGGCGGTAACGTTCGCTGACGGCGCGCATATTGAATACGATCGCCGGACGCATACGTTAACGATCAACGGCGGCGTGCAGCATATTGCGATTAGCAGCGGTGCTGACGTGGTGGTTAACGCTCAGCGTGTCACTATTAATGCGCCAGAAACGACGGTGACGGGCAAGCTGCTGGTGCAAGGGCAACTCACCTACGAGAGCGGGATGTCCGGTTCCGGCGGTGCCAGCCTCAGCGGCGATGTCAGTATCTCCGGCAACGTCAGCGCCAGCGGCAGCGTCATGGACGCCGGCGGCAACTCCAACCACCACTCGCACTAACGTTTTTCTAAACCGCTTTACAATTCTTTCCTCTGACCGGGGGCGACAATAGCCCCCTATGAAAACTCAATCTGTTTTTTGGCAACCGGCGCTGCAACGTCCCGGCGACATCGTCGAAGGAACGGCAGATATCATGCAGGCGATTCACATCATCCTGCGGACACCCTGCGGCAGCGACCCACATCGGCCTGACTTTGGTAGCAATCTACATCTGTATCTCGATTATCCGATCGATCGTGCGATCCCGCATGTCGTCAGGGAATCGGTAGAAGCGATCAAACGATGGGAACCTCGCTGCCAGCTACTGGCGGTTAAACCTTCTGTGAATGGGGCTCACCTGACGCTGCACGTTAGCTGGAAGACCGCTAATGGCGCGACACAGACCACGGAGTTGTTATGGCGCTGACAGAACCCAATTTTATTGAACGCGATGCGGCGAAGATTACCGCCGAAATGATCGCGAAATATGAAGCTGATTCGGGGAAAACACTCTATCCGGCGCAGGCCGAACGCCTGCTGATCAACCTCTTTGCTTACCGGGAAACTTTATTGCGTAGTGCGGTCCAGGAAGCCGCCAAGCAGAACCTGGTTGCGTTTGCTCGTGCACCGATGCTGGATTATCTGGCAGAACTGGTTGGCGTCTACCGTTTGGCGGCGCAGCCAGCGCGTGCAGAACTTCGCTTTACCCCTGAAACGCCGTTAGTCAGCGATCTGCTGATTCCTGCGGGCACTCGCGTTAGTGCATCAGACAGCGTGATTTTCACCACCGACAGCGATGCGCTGCTGAGAGCGAGCGGCAGCGGGGTCACCGTGCTGGCGACCTGTACCGAAAGTGGCGATGTGGGCAATGACTGGCTGCCTGCTCAGATCAGTACTCTGCTGGATGAGATTGGCGACAGTGATTTAAGCGTCGTCAATATCACCAAGAGCAGCGGTGGTTCCGCCGAGGAAGATGACGATCGCCTGCGTGAACGTGTTCAACTGGCACCGGAATCGTTCAGTACGGCGGGATCGAAACTGGCGTATCGCTTCCATGCGATGCGGGCACACCAAAACATTGTTGATGTCGCGGTGATGTCGCCCGAACCAGGCGAAGTGGTGCTGTATCCGTTGCTCAGCACTGGCCTGCCGGACAGCAGCATGCTCTCGCTGGTGGAAAGTTTTTGCTCCGACGAACAGGTGCGTCCACTGACGGATTTTGTTTCCGCCAAATCCCCCACACGGGTGGATTACGCCATCAGCGCCAAATTGACGCTATTTAACGGCGAACAGGCTGGCGTCGTTCAGGCCACTGCAGAAAAAGCGGTACAGGCCTGGGTTGAAACCCGCACCGCCACGCTGGGGCGTGACATTGTCCCAAGCCAGATTATCGCCACGCTTTCCATCCCCGGCGTGTATCAGGTGGAACTCGTTTCGCCGTCATTGATGGTACTTGATGACAGTGAATGGGCGAACTGTACGGGCATCAATGTCAGCGTCGTCGGGGTGTCGAATGGCTGATTCACTACAACTGCTGCCACCGCCGTTGGCGGCTGACGCCAGTTTTCGTTCGCTGGCGGAATTGGCCGACCGCTTTGATGACATCGATCTGAATGCTTTGCTGGTTTATTTGATTGATATTGCCGATAGCAGCGCGTTGCCCTGGCTGGCAGAACAGTTCTCGTTGTTTGGTGACGGCTGGGAACTGGCGGAATCGGATGACTCTAAACGTGCGTTGATCAAGGCCGCTATCGATCTGCATCGCAGCAAAGGTACGCCCTGGAGCATTAAAGAGATCATCCGTCGTTTCGGCTTCGGCGAGAGCACGTTGATCGAGAACATCGGTCGGCTGAGTTACGACGGTGAAACCACTTACAACAACCTTTATGTGCACGGCGATAAAGCAGCGTGGGCGGTCTATCGCGTGTTGCTAAAACAACCGATTACCAACGATCAGGCCAGGATGCTGCGCAATGCCATTGGGATGTTTGCCCCGGCACGGTGCCACTTGGCCAGTATCGAATATTGGGAAGTGCCTATCCGCTACAACCGGACGGCGATATACGACAGTAACTACAATCATGGGAGCGCTTAAACATGGCGAATTTGTCAGAGAACCCACAATGGGTTGACGGCATTTACCAAATCGAAACGTCGGATCCGGTCGTGGGTGGACCGGACGGCGTTTCAAACCGACAGGCTAAAGAATTGGCCAGTCGTACCCGCTATTTGAAAAAAGAGCAGGAAAAAACGGGCAGCGATCTGGCGACACACGCCGCCGCCGCCGATCCGCATACGCAATATGCGCCGAAGGAGAACCCGACCTTCACCGGCGCGCCGAAAGCGCCAACGCCTGCAACCGACAGCAATAGTCAGCAGGTTGCTACTACGGCGTTTGTGAAATCCGTTGCGGTAACGAAACTGGCGAAAGACCAAAACGGTGCAGATATTCAGGATAGAGAACTGTTTAACCGCAATCTTGGTTCATCGCGTGCATACAGCTCATCGATCCCCATCGGAGGAAGTGCCGGTTCATGGACAACGGCTGAGTTTATTGGCTGGTTAGAAAGTCAGGGCGCTTTTGTCCATGCCTATTGGGCTTGTCGTGGTTCGTGGTCGTACACCCACAATAAAATCATTTCTGATACAGAGTGTGGTCAGATACCACTGGCTGGCTCCGTGGTTGAGGTTATGGGACAACACGATGCCACGACAATCAGGATAACTACGCCTTCAACAACGCCAACTGGGCTTAGTGACTCAGCGAATGCACAATTCACTTATATCTATAACGGGGTTGATTATTCTCCTGGCTGGAGACGTGATTACAATACGAAAAACAAACCTACCGCAACTGATGTAGGTGCGTTACCTGAGCGCGCGACGGCTCAGGCTGCCGCAAAACTGGCGACGCCTCGCACTATCAACGGCGTGCCGTTTGATGGCACAGCTAATATTGCGCTGACTCCCGCAAACCTCGGTTTAACTGAAACGGTTAATCTTGCCGCTGGGGCATTACCAAAAACCGGCGGCGTTATGTCAGGCGGCGTTCGTTTAGGCGGTAATCTCGACCTGCCTCTGGAAAAACGTATTACAGGCGTTTTCTCTGATAATACCTATCGTGAAATGCTCTGGCTTGCATCTGATAACACTATTCAGGTTGGTGATATAAATAGTGAGATTGCTATTAGAACGAAAGGCTCACTCAATATTTTAGTTAAGGATAAATGGCACCAAGGGTACCATACAGGGTTTAAACCGACTGCAGCTGAGCTTGGGGCTATAACAAAGTCAGATGCTGACAATAATTATGTTCGTCAGGGTTCATTGGGCGTTATTTATAAAAACGATGACCTTGCATGGAATAGTCCTACGGGCGCTTACTTAAAAGATAACGGAGGGTATACCTCTCTTATCTGGCATATGGGATTAAATACTGGTTCTGCATCAGCAGCCCAATTCCATTTCGGCTATTCAAATAGTGGTTTGATGTATCGAAGTTCCCGTGATAATAGCGGGTTTGAAAAACCATGGGCGCGTATTTATAGCGATCAGGATAAGCCTACGGCTGCTGAAATTGGGGCATTATCTCTCAATGAAGTTGTTGGTATCCCTATGCCCTGGCCACAGATAACCGCTCCTTCTGGTTGGCTCAAGTGTAACGGGCAAGCATTTGATAAAAATATCTATCCACTTTTAGCACAGGCTTATCCATCAGGAAGATTGCCCGATCTTCGTGGTGAGTTTATTCGCGGCTGGGATGATGGGCGCGGAGTGGATACGGACCGCGGATTATTTTCAGAACAGAGTGATGCAATCAGAAATATAACTGGAAGCCTACTTTATGGGCATGATGCTGATGTTACTGCACCAACTAAGAACTCTTCTTCAGGGGCCATGTATTACGATACAAGTGCGAAGCTATACGACAGGGATAGTTACCTAACCCTTAGCAATAGCACAACGGCAAATTCATGGTATCCAGCGACATTAGATGTTTCCCGTGTTGTACCAACGGCAAACGAAAATCGCCCCCGAAATATCGCATTTAACTACATCGTGAGAGCAGCATAATGAAAAGTTATTCTATTGAAGTTAACTCAGCAAAAATGAATGAATCAGGTTTTAGCCTTCAGGCAGGTTGGATTACTGTTTATCAGGTTCATCCAACAAGCCGAGAGTATATTAGTGCTAATTATGAATATTTGCCTATTGGTGTAGGTGTACCTGCTGGTAGTTACATTGACGTTCCAGAACTTCCTCAGGCAGGTTTGGCTCTAAGGCGTAGCGCGGATGGAAAGCAGTGGGAGCATGTATCTGACTATCGCGGTCAGACGGTTTATAATACGGAAACCCGTCAACCCAATAAGGTTACGGATATGGGCGAATTGCAAGTCAATCAGACTTTATTGGTACCGACCTCTGAATTTGATAAATGGGAGGATGGTCAATGGGTAACCGATCTGGAAGCTCAACGTCAAGTATTAGTCGCAAATAAAAAAGTGGAACTTAATACCAGGTTATCTCAAGCAAGTGAGCGTATTCAGGTACTCAGCGATGCCGTTGAGCTGAACCTGGCAACGGAAGAAGAAAAAAATGAGCTGAAAGCGTGGAAAACTTACCGCTTACAGCTCAGTCGAGTTGATATTAATTCAGAGGGATTTATTTTTCCTGATGCACCATTTTTAGCATAA